ACTTTGAGCGGTGGCCCAGATATAAGCAGTTATACATCAAGGCGTTCGACCAGATGATAAAGAATCACCCCGGCGAGATCAAGGTAGCCTCTGGCGAAATGGTAGAAAATGTAAGCGGGGGGGGGTACGGCGATTCTTTTCGGGTGGCTCTCATGGAACAGTTGACGAAAGAAGACCGTCCGACCATGAGAGCGGAGTATCTGAAGCGGGACACCGCCGACCCGGCGATGAACCAATGGATACAGAAAGCGGACGGAACAGGGGGGTACGCCTCGACCAATGGACGGGAGAACAGATCTTCGACCTGTGGCTGTGGTCACAGCGAAGCAACCCCAAAGAACCTCCACCACACAGACTTGTCCCGAACGGGAGACGAACAAGCACGGCCTTCCCCAACAGTGGTGGCTCACAGCGACAGCAGAGGAGAACTTCCAGTACTGGATAGAGAATTGTTAAAATCTGGTAGCGGGGGGTACTCTTCCAGTGGTGGCTGTGGATGCTCCGAGAGCAAAACAAGCGAGACGAACCGAACCCAATTCACAAGGAGTGGAATTATGAATAAACCAAACCCATGTGTAACTTGCAAATACGCACGAATGCGGAAAGACATCTGCGGAATCTACTGCGTTGGCGAGTTCCACAAGAGGGAAGACGGCACTTGCAAAAAGTGGGTGCATTACAAACAGAAGAACAACAAATAGATAAACCAATCAGGAAGGAGGTGGTTCCTTGGCAGAAGAGTCGCTTGCATTACCTCAGTACACATTGGAGGACTATATGGATTCGGACGCTCCGTTCAAATTTCTGTACGGAGTGGATGATAAATTCCAGCAGGAGCGGTTGGTCCAGCGGATGAAGATTCAGGCCCAGTCGGTCGGACTCCGGTCGTTCATGAAGCTGTGGGAGGCATACAAAAAGGCACAGCGCGGACAGTCTGAGGAAATCGGAAACGTGTCCAATTTCGATGCGCTGCCGGAAGGGGTGTCACAATTCAACTGCGGTCAGTACATCTGCAATCCGGACGGCGTGTTCCTTGTGGACAGCTACGGATTCCAGAAGGTTGTGTGTCCGCATCCGATTGCACCGATTCGCCGGTTCGTGAATGTGGATACAAAAGAAGAGTACCTGGAGATCTGGTTTCTCAAGTATCACGATAAGTTCCGGACCGTAGACAAGAAGGTCGTGGTCAGCAAGGATGATGTTGCCAACGGAATCAGCAAGCTGGCCAAGTACGGTGTGGTCGTGAATCCAAACAACGCAAAGGCCCTGTCAGCGTACATCATGGACATCGAGCAGTACAATTACGATCAGCTCGATGAGAAGAAATCCGTAACGCGTCTGGGGTGGATCGGAGAGAACGGAGAGTTTTCCCCCTACGTCGATTCGGTTCGGTTCGATGGTGAAGAAGACTTCGGTTCCGTGTTCAATTCCGTCACCGCGGCGGGGTCATATGAGGTCTGGAAAGATGCGATCCGGAAGGTCAGAGCCGAAAAGACTGTGGCGCGTATCTATCTGGCGGCGTCGTTTGCGTCGGTGATTTTGAAACCGTGCGGACTACTTCCGTTTTTGGTCCACGCGTGGGGCGGTACGGAGAACGGCAAGACGGTCGCCTTGATGATTGCCGCGTCGGTTTGGGCCAATCCGGAACTGGGCGAGTTCATCACCACGTTTAACGGAACCAGATATGCACAGGAAACCAAAGCGGCATTCCTCAACAATTTACCATTATGCCTTGACGAGCTTCAGATTCAGGCGTCACAGGGCAAAACCGATTTTGACGATATCATATACCAGTTGTGCGAAGGGGTGTCCAAATCGCAAGGAAAAGCCTCTGGTGGTCTCCGAAAACAGCTCCGGTGGCGAAACGTCATCCTCACGAACGGAGAGTATCCGATTGTGCGGGATCTGTCAGCCGGCGGCGCAATGAACCGCGTCATCGAGATTGAGGCTCCGGAACCGGTCTATTCTGATCTGGTCGGAATCTGCGACATCATTGGACGGAACTATGGCTATGCCGGTCGAGAGTTCGTGGAGTGGCTCCAGGACGATGAGAACATAGCCAAGATGCGGGAGATTCAGAAAGGCTTCTATGAGAAGCTGAAAGAGGGAGGGGCCACGGACAAACAGGTGGCGTCCGCATCGGCCATACTCACAGCAGATCACATCGTGACGGAACTCATATTCCGTGACAAGATGGCCCTGACCGTAGACGATATGCTCGATATTTTGCCCCTTCGTGAGAGCGTGGACATGAATGCGCGCGCGTACGAATGGCTGATGGATTACATCGCAATGCAGCACATCCATTTCAACGAGGAAAGCAAGGTGGAATTCTGGGGCGAGATCAACGGCGACGAGGTCTGGTTTATCCGTTCCGTGTTCAATCGGGAGATGAAAAACCACGGTCAGGACTCCAAAGCGTTCCTGTCCTGGGCGAAACGAAAGGGCCTCATCGAGTGTGAAAAAAACCACCTCGACAAGAAGAAAAGGTTCTCCGGAACGTCACCGGGTACAAGGTGCGTTGTGCTGAAAGTTCAGAATTCGCCCGAAAACGAGGAAAACACCGACATAAACAGTCCCGAAATGTTGCCATTTTGATGTACCCTGTGTACCCTGTTTTTTCGGGCGAAAACAAGAATATATTAAGGCACGCGTGTATTTCTTTAATAAAAAATAAATATACAAAGACCCTCGTGCGTGTATCAAAAGTACAGGGTACACAGGGTACACAGGGGACAGGATGGTCTAAAAACCCTTTATTTTCAACGGTTTTCGGTACGTTTCCATTTTAAGCAAAACCAATGAAAAACGGGTACACAATTCGGGACACAGGGGACAGGAGGTAGAAATGGACGTATACGAAACATTTTGCCCATTGCGTGGCGACAAATGCGACCATGAATGCGAATGGATGATCGCAGGAACCGGATGCAGTGCTTATCACATTGCGCTGAACATGGAACGCATCGCACAGGCTCTGGAAGAAATAGTGTCGGGCCCCAACGAGGAGGAATATGTATGAAAATGGTCGTGGTAGTGATGTGCCTGTTCGTGGTGGCACTGATTCTGATTGACGCCATCACGCACCTGGACGATTGAGAGGTTACGCATGATATTAGACGATATTGCGGTACTGGCCTATAAAGATCAGGAGCCGGACGTACACGAACTGAACGCGGCACAGTGGTTGTATTTCTATCGGTTGCGTGAGGTGTACAGACTATTCAAAGCTGGCAAAGCTACCAAGGATGACTGCGAACGCATGAAGCAGAAATGGACAGCTCAGTATGATCGTGACCGAAACGACGTGGTCAGGCTGTCCGAAATGTATAAAATACTCTCTGAACACTGGAAACGAATCGAGATGCCGGCAAGGGAGTACGCAAAGAATCCGACCATAGAGAATGCGGACGCCTTTTTTCAAGCCGTATACGGAGGCGTACCGCGTAAGACACAGCTGGAGCAATGGAATAAGGAGGACAGGACATGAGCCAGAAGATCTGTACGTTATCGTGCAGCCATGTGGATGAACGGAACTACGAAACACAGGCCATTAAATGCGACCAGGACGGAAAGTGGCGATCCGAGAAAGGTATATGCCCCTTCGATGCAGTAAACCATCCGACACATTACACGAACGGGAAAGTGGAGTGTATCGACGCCATAGAGTCTGCCGTCACAGGTCTGGACGGAGTCGAGGCGGTTCTGACCGGGCATATCATACGGTATGTGTGGCGATGGAAACAGAAGGGCGGCGTGGAGGACCTGCGGAAAGCGGAGTGGTATCTGAAGCGCCTGATCCAAAAACAGAATGGACATTGACGAACTGAGCCGTTACGCTTATCAAGGCGTAAAACCGGAAGAGGGCCTGTCCGACCAGGACGAGCTGCTCTTCTGGAGACTGTACGAAATATATCTGAAACTGAAACAAAACAAGATCACCGTGGAACAGGGCAAACAGATGAAGGAATTGGAGATAGTCAAGTATCACGCAAAGCAACTCCGGGCGAAACGAATCAATGAGATTCTGAAACTGTATGCCGGTGCCACGGAACGAAACGATGACGGAGAGGTGATATTAAATGGCTGATGAGACAACGCCAAAGAAGAGGGGAAGACCGAAAAAGGAAACGACCGAGGCCCCTACGGAGAAACCGGAACGCAACTATACGAAAAACAGGATACCTGATCCGGTCACTGGGAAGCTGCCCAAGAGCGGTCCAAACACATGGCCGAGGAAACCGCCCCAAACCATAACCGACGAGAAGCCGGAAGATGTGCAGGCGGTTCTGGGCCAGGTTCTGCAATGGTACAAACAGCCTAAATGCAAGACGGACGAAGAGGTGGCACAGCGGACGGAATACTTCTTCCAGACCTGCATGGAACACGGACAGCGTCCGACCGTGGAGGCGTACGCACTGAGTTTGGGTGTGACTAGAGCAATGATGAACTACTGGAGGAATGGACGATATTGC